CACCTAGATGTCACGCTTAAGAACTGCGACGCTTTGCTGATCCTGCACTATGCAATGGGAGGCGGCAGATGATCCGCAGATCCAATCGCCCTCCAACGGAGAGCGAGATAAAGCAAATGCTCATCGCGGCCTTCTGCATGGGCATGATCATCACGTCCGCGTACTTCATCCTGTTCATCCTCAAATGAGCGAGAATAACCTCAAGCCTCTCGCAGAGGAGACGGACGTTGAGACGCTTCGAGCGGCCATCGCAGAGTACCAATGGTTGGCCAAGACCTTATTCAAATCTTTGGGGTGCGGATGCTACGGAGGACATGACCTCTGCTACAACTGCACCCAAGCTGAGAGACACTACAAACACACAACCGAGACATACAAATAATGAGCGCAATTAAACAACAGACAATCCGAGTGGCAGACGCAGATGAATCCACGCCAAGAATAGACTTCGCCTACATCGACAAGAAGTACAAGGAATGGCTGGTTCGCCGTGGATTTTCCAATGAACTTGGAAACGAACTTGGAATGCGACGGCCAAACGGACGACGTGGCAAACGAATTGACCCTGATGAAATCTGAAATTACGCGAGAACAACTATTGAAGGAAGCGCCTCGGCTGATCGAGTATGCCATTCTTCGCGGCTGGATGACTAAGCCCAAACCAAAATCTGATGACGCTTGGCATTGCAGCGGATCAGGACATCTCGACGACGCTTCAGACGATGAAATACAGGAACTCCGCAAAAAGCTCGGTGGAGGTTGAACTCCTCTCCGACGACGTAGAAATACGGATCGGAGAAACCAAGTGGGCAGGCGTGGCCTACATGCGAGAAGGCAAGAGCAAGGTCTACGTTCGAACCAAAGCCGAATTCAAGGCCAAGTTCGTTCCGGTCGATGCGAAGCCCTAACCTATACATCGCCGCACAAGAGCAGCTCTTTGCGAAGTTTCAGTCACGCTCCATCGCCATCCAGCATTGGAGCAAGTACCTGATGACTCCCAAAGAGCTTGCTCTCCTTTTTCAGAAATTAGAGAAATCAAATTCTGTTCTTCGTGAGATAGCCAAGACTGATCTTGGCCAAAGCGGAGAGTTAGCGAGAAAACAACTTGGAATCGAATGAATCAATCAAAGATCGACCGTGCGCGTGCGTGGCTTAGAAACACCCCAGGAGCCGTCGCTGGTCAAGGCGGTCATAACGCGACCTTCGCAGTAGCAACCGCGCTCATACACGGTTTTGAGCTGAATGCGGGGGATGCTGAGACACTCCTGCACGAGTACAACTCGAAATGCCTCCCACCATGGAAGCCGAACGAGTTGGCGCACAAGCTCGATCAGGCATCCAAGGTTCCGCACGACAAGCCGCGTGGCTGGCTTCTCGAATCGAATTCCGGCATGGGGCAGGGCGGAACTCCAGTATCACCCACCGGCAAGTTCGTGGTGCGAAAGATCCAAGCAATTCCGCAATCGGACTTTCGATTTTCAACCATAGATTTCTTAAAAGCCTGCTTCGAGTCGGATGAAGTTGTCTGCATCTGCAATGACATCGTAAGCGACGAGGAAGGTCGGACTCGACCAAACTCCAAGGGTACATTCCTCAAGCGCGACGAATGGATTAAGAACCATTTCACGCCGCCCATCAGCGCCATGTGGAACGGTCCTGACAGCCGTGGCGCATACGTCCGCGTCAACCCATGCTTCGATGAGAGCGGCTCTGATTCCGGCGTGGCAGCGTTCCGCCATGTGCTGGTCGAGATGGACGAGAAGACCAAGGACGAGCAATGGACGATCCTCAAGGAATCGAAGCTGCCGATGTCCGTCGTCATCGATTCCGGTGGCAAGAGCTTGCACGGCTGGGTACGAGTCGATGCGGCGAACAAGGAGGAATGGAACGAGCGTCGTGATGTCGTCTATCGCCAGTTAGAAGCTCTTGGCATCGATCCGAAGAACAAGAACGCGAGTAGATTCAGCCGGTTGGCCGGTGTGATGCGCGATGGCAATGAGCAGAAGCTGTTGGCCATCAATGTGGGTGTCGTGAACTGGGATGCGTTCACGGACTATCTGGAGTCGCAGGACATGCCTCAGGAGTTCTCGCTCGATAGCATCATCGAGTACGACCCGAAGAATGATCCTGACAATCTGATCGGCGACAGGTGGTTGCGTCGCGGATCTTCGCTTCTATTCGTCGGCCAAAGTGGTTGCGGCAAAAGCTCAATGGCCGCGTATCAGGGGATGAAGTGGGCGTCCGGTGAAGCATGGTTTGGCGTAAAGCCAGTCCGGGCGTTAAAAGTGGCTTACATCCAGGCGGAAAACGACATCGCCGATCAGCATGACGCACTCAAGGGTGCAGCTCAGATGACGTTTGGAAAGGAGAACTGGGAGCGAGGATTGCGGAGCGTTGACATGCTCTTCTTCCGCGAAACGGTTCGCACCGGAACAGACTTCGCCACAATGCTCCGCCGTCTCGTTCGCAAGACCAAGGCTGACGTGGTTTACATCGATCCGCTGCTCTCCTACATGGGTGGCAATCCTGCGGACATCGAGGTCTGCGCGAACTTCACCCGACACCTTCTCCAGCCGATTATGATGGAGACAGGTGTTGTCCTGGTACTCGTCCATCACTTCCCAAAGCCAAAAGGTAAGGACGACAAACCGGAGAGCGTGGCAGATTTGGCCTACTCAGGATTCGGATCGTCGGATCTGACGAACTGGGCGAGAGAGGTGATTGTGATGAAAGAGGTTGGATTCAACAACCCGCGCAAGTTCATGCTCGGCATGGCAAAACGGGCCGACCGTTCCGGCATGACTGACAAGGAAGGAAAAGTCACCGGATCGATTATGATCCAGCGTGGTACGGGAGGCGACATCTCATGGAACTACGCAGAACCTGAGAAGTTCGTCGTGGATAAGGAGTCGGTTAAGAAACCGTACTCCAAAGGACGCTATCCTAAGCGTTAGCCTTCTCACGCTCGGCGCGGCGACGACCTTTCGCGGCTAGAGACTGGAACCGCTCACGCCCCAGCTTTTTACGCCCGATTGCGGCGGCCAAAGCCTTCGGCTCTCTCACACCCTTCTTCTCAAGACTGCTGATCAGCTTCTCGTAACGACCGCCACCGCCAAGTTTCATCTTGTCCATAAATTCAAATAGGGTTTGAGGTTAAAACCGACAGAACAATCACCAAAATCCATGCAGCGCAGCTCCAATACTTGGGCGTCGTCTTGTCCTTCGCCTCCGCGCAGTTATGCCGCGCGCGGAAGTTCTTACGACGCTCAGGATTGTCGCGTTTGATTTCCATGTTCGGATCGCCGAAGCGGACGATGACAACCTTGCCAGCCGGATTCTTAACGTACACCGCGCTCTTCTTACGCTCGCCAGGAGTGTAGAACGGCTTGTTGAGCGTCACCTTACGTCCCTTGTAGGTGTTACCTTTTTTGGAGAGGGAGGTTTTCATGGCAGTTCGTTTTCAACCTCAAGCGCCTGCCTGTACTCTTCAGAGTTTTTCCCAAACTCTTGCCTGATGGATTTAACAGTTTGAGAGGTGACATCTCGAAACAGATCGAGTGTCTGAGGGTTTGAAAAGGTAACAAACCTTCCAGCGTCGATGTCTTTGATCGGAGTCATCGCAATTTTTCGAAGCTCTGGGTTGGTCAAAAATTTTGACGCAAACTTGTACCTTACGGCTGGCGCACTGGTAACCACACGGGACAAAAATGAAAGCGCAGCCGGAAGAGTTCCTTGAGCAATGTTTCCACCTTGATATCCGACAAAAATATAATTGATCAGCCCACGATTCACATCGGACGCAGTTTTAGCTGGAACAGGAGTTTCAGCTATTGCCCGAGCAACTTTTTCAAGCTCCTGCCGTCCGCTGGTTCCAAGCAGCGTGTTGGCAGTTTCAAAGAATGGGCTAGCCACTCTTCCTGCGGTTCCAGGGCCAGCAGGTACACCAGCAGAAACCAAATTCAATAGCTTTTGGCCATCAATGATATCTCCCGTTTTCGACTGATTCAACAGATCGTCAATGAAGAGCGATTGAACATCGCGCAGCACATCAGGCTTTCTGGAGGAAAGTCGTGAAACAAGATTTGCGATTTTTGGTTGATTATTTGGATCTGAAACAAACTTTGAAATATCGAACGAATTCCTCTCTACAAGTTTGTCCAAACCGAGTTTTGAAAGCTCCGCCTTTACCGACGCATCTTCCTGAACAGCCCGTTTAGCAAGTTGCTGAAGAGCGTTTTTATCGGTCGTACCGAGCATCTGTTCAACAAATCTAGGATCAGCATTAACAGAAGAAAGATACGCTTCTGGAGATTTAACTGCATTTCTGATATCACCCAAACGCGATTCAGAAATGAACGCGCTTCTCAGGTTTGCATAGTTTGGAAACAGTTTGTTTCGAACCGGCTCCGGCAACCCGTTAATCTTGCTGAACATTTCTCCAACATTGATTCCAGCGCCTTTTCTTCCAGCTTGAGACGCAGTGCTTACAATCGCCTCTTTAACAAGGTCCATCCCTTTCTGCGCGTTTGATGAACCAAGAAGATCCGTCAACATACCAAGATTAGTCTCGGCGTTTGATCCGGTTAGACGCGAGATAATCGCCTCTCCAGATAGTCCTCCGCCTTCTCCAATCTCCTTTAGAATACCCTCGCTAAGGTTTCCCCTGAAACGTGTGATATTTTGGGCGTAGTTTTGGTTTGCAGCACCAAGCGCTTGCTGGAGAGCTGGCGTTTGCGAGACAGCCTGATTGATCTGATTGGCAGCAATCTCAGCAAGCTGAGCTTTTGTCCTGACATCAACCCCCGGCAAAACGCCGGATTGCCGAATCTGTCGAGAAAGGTTGGAAGCAAGATTTCTAGCTTCTTCAAGCGTTGCGGTGCTAACAAGATCCTCAGCCGCTGCAAGTGCCGCACGTTGGCCAGCAGGAGCGGCAATTACCGAAATGTTTCCTCCGGTGGCTTTTGCGAGATTTAATCCTGCCGAGTTGGCGTAATCAATCAGTGGTTGGAGATCAACGGCAGTTTGAGAGTATTCTGGAAGCGATTTTGCCTTGGTGTATGCCGCATTCCAAGATGTCCTAGCCGACTCAAGGGAGTTTTCAGCGAGGTCTTTAAGATCGTTTCCAATTGAAGCAACGCTTCTTCCTGGCGCAAAAAATGACTTTCCAACCTGAAGCACACGTTGTTCAGCGTTGTTCACGGAGTTTGCGGCTCTTGAGGCAAAGTCGTTCACAGCCATTTCCGCTTGCTTACCAAGCCCCTGACGCTGCGGATCAAGAATATCAAAAACCTGCCTGCTGATTTCTTGGGGGGTACGGTTTCCTCTCGGCGTGTTAGCGGCTCGATGCAACGCAAGTTCGTAAATCTGCGTCATCGCTTCAGGATCAGGTTCTGCTCCTTCTAAAGCCATTCTTTTTGAGATAGCCTGAGAATCTATCGCTCCTGCCAAAGAAATTGGAACCTGCTGCCCAGTTGCAGTTTCAATAGTCTGAACTGACCTGAGCATTTTAAGTTGGTCAGAGGTTAGATCAACCGGCCTGAACAAGTTGGCCACAGTCTCCTTGATGAGTGGCAACTTTCCGCCTAATGCTTTTAGCCCAGCCATTCCGACTCGCATTGGCTCTCCAATGACAGGGCCAAGTGCTGTTCCTATTGCGGTTTCTTTGAAAACCTCACCAGCCGCTTGAGCTGGTTTTCCTTCGGAAACAAGTTCAGCAGCTTTTGGAATAGCTGATGCTGCGCCTCCAGCGGCTCCGAGAGTGGCTTGTGCGCCGGTTCTTGGCAGGAATTTCCCGGCCATTGCTGCGCGAGCAAGAGCTGGGAATCGGGCAGCAGCCATTTCTGGAGCGGCAAAACCAAGGGCTATTGATGCAGCACCTTCTGGAACCGTTTCGTCAAACATCGACGGCGCACCCGCCGCAGCAAGGCGAGCTTCCTCTTGCTGCATCGCCTCGCCCATCCGAGCAGCGTCACTCATCGTCGCTTGCCTGATTTGCTCTGGATTAAGCGCGGAAACAAGACCTTGTTCTTCGCGCCGACGCATCTCTCCAACAGTGGCCGACTGTTTTACAGCCTGATTCAACTGAGCCGTCGATCCTACAGCGGCTTGAACCTGCTCAGGAGGAAGCGCAGAAACCATCCCCTGCTCTTCTCGACGACGCATCTCGGCGATGGTAGCTGGGCCTTGAGATGGCTTAGGTTGGGCGGAGATTCCTTGTGCCACCTCGTAATCAGAAATGGCCTTGAAATCCGCTTCTGTGGGCGGATTCGGATTCGACCAGTTGTATTCCCTGCCAGACGGAGATGTGATTTTTCCCATAATTACGGGGTGTAAATGAATCCAGAAGAAACGTTAGTCGAACCTGTAAACGGAGTTACACCAGCAGGAAGTGACGGAGCGGTTCCGGTCGATCCAGCGGGAGTAGATTGACGCTGCCGACCAAACGGAGTTAGCGGCAGATTGTATTTCTCAACAAGTTCGTTGGCCAACTTAACCCGTTCTCTGCTAATTTTGTAATCAGTTTTATACTGATCTATAATGTTGTACAAATTTTCCGCAGCAAATTTAGCAAAGTTATTCGCATCGTTAACAAAGTTTTTGCTCCTGATGTCACCGATTGCTGATTTCAATCGAACTGTTTCAGGCTGTGTAACGGCTTTACCAGACGTTGCAAACGCTTCGCTGTTAAATACCGTATTGAACCTTTGGAGGATTGAATACGCTTCACGTTCCTCATTTGTTGCTGCTGAATTTAATCTTTTTTTCAGCTCCCCAAGCCTTCCGTCAATTATGCCAACGTAGTTTTGAATTTTTCCTTTTCCGTACATTTTATCAAATCTGTTTAATTCATTAATTAATGCAGACGATTGCTGCGCTGTTGAATAATCCCCGCTAATTTCTTTTGCTACATCTCCAGTAGGAAGATCCCATTTGTTTGACATTATTCTATTCTTTACATCATTTTCAGTAAATTTGTCTGGAGTTCCAAACAATTCTTTCCAGTTTTCAAGTGCGCCAACAGCAATGTCTTGGCGCATGCCTTCGGTTTGAGATGGGCGACCTAATCGACGAGCCTCAACATTGGTGCGAGCAGTCTTAATTCGTTGTTCAATTGGAATATTTTTGTCCAACTGATAAACCTCTTCGGAAATTTCCGTGCCAAGGTCTTTGATAATTTTTGCCTCACTCATCCGCTGCCTGATTGCGGGGGCGTTTTTCTGATAAACCTCCTCGTTAATCTCTCCGGTCTGAGGATTAAAAACATCGATGCCCTGATTCTGCATCTCTGTTATGATGTCAGACCTAGTTTTTTCGAACTGTTCACGAGCCTTGATGATTTTCGCTCGCGGAGAATACTGCTGAAGACTCTGATAGGCTCTAGTTGCCTCCTGATTGAAAACCTTTGACCTGAAACGCGGCAGTGCAGGCATTGGAGCCTTCAACTCAGGGTCATTAAAATAGGTTCCAACTTCTTCATTGAACTTTTGGAACGTGTCATACTCCGCAGCTTGAGCCTCCTGCTCCGCCAACGCCTGAGCATAAGCATTCGACTGAATCTTGTTCTGAAGATCGTACTGCCGTTGCTGCATGACCTGCTGGGCAGCGTTCATCTGCATCTGCTCCATCATCCGCGCCTGCGTCTGCGCGCGGTCGAACAGCGATGCGCCTAGTTCAAATGCTTTAAGAGTTTCGTCGGCCATAAATCAGCGAATTCCAGGGTAGAACGATGAAGGCGGAAGAGTGTAAGTTGTGGCGGGTGACATGGGATTTGGATATCCCGTTTCACCTGTGCTGTAGTCGATTGTGGTGCTGTTTACGCTTGGTGAACCACCGGGGGTTGTGGCGTACAAACTTGGCATCTGCTGCATCAACCCACGCTGAGTGAAAGCCCCACCAGCGAATCCACCAGCAGAGGAAATCGCGCTTCCAAATGCCGCCATTGTAGGATCTGGCATTGCAGCCACCTGAGCGGCAGCCATATCGCGATTGTACTGCGCTGATTGCTGGTTCTGCAAAGCATTCACACGCTGAGCAGGAGTTATAAACATGCTGCTGATAGAGAACGGCTGAGCCATTCCAAACGTACGCTGCTGCTGGATGAAGTTCTGAGCTTGGGCAAGACCAAGCTGTTGTCTCGCTTCTGAGGCTCTGGCGTAATTTTGAACAGCACCAAACAATCCCATTCCAGATCCGCCACCGTATCCGCGAGTCAATGCCTGACCGGCTGAGAATCGTTGAAGATTGCGAGTAGCCTCAGGAGAAAGCTCTCCACGAAGCGCAGACCCAATGTTGCTGCTAGCCTGCGAAATCAACTGGTCATAACCAGGAATTGCACGACGAAGCTGCTGCTCAAGCTGAGATTGCTCGGCAGCGGTCGTCTTCTGAGCTAATTCTGTGGCAGGTTGAAGCGCCTCGATATTCTGCTGAATCGCCTGCTTTTGTTCAGCCTGAAAATCAATCGGCTTGAATGCTGGAACCTTTGGCTTACTCCCCTTGCTGAGAAGACCACCAAGCAAACTCGCTCCACCCATGATTGCCGCACCACCTAGAATAACTCCCATAAATTAAAATACCTCCTTCACAAGACGGTTGCCGTTCTCAATCGAGAACACCTTTTCAGGTTCGTGACGTTGGATGTTCATGGTTACCAAACGTGAAGCCTTCTCTTCTGGAAAAGCTCGCTCGTTCTGGAAGCAATGAACCCACACCCGCCGCAAAGTATCCACTTTAAAAAGCTCGTTCTCCTCGATTGTCATCACACCGTGGAGTGACGCCCACGCATCCGCGTACTCACGAAGCGCCTGAACCGAAGGAAGGTGAACTTCGTAGCCGAATCGCTCGGCGCATTCTTTGGCTGACGACTCAGGATTCTTTTTAACGTACACCTTGATCGAGTCCTCAACGACAGCCTTGGGCAGATATCCGTAAGTCGAACAGTCGGCGACGTACTTGTAACGAGTCCGATATTCTTCAATCGACTGCTTCCAATTCGGATCAGTCGCACCCTGCTCATGTAGGCCAAGGCAGTCCGCTTCCAACGAGAAAAGGACCGACATGAATGCCGATCCGAATCGAGGCAGACCGCAAATCTGGAAGAGCTTACCTTTCATTTTTTATGCACAAAGAAGTCCACGCGGCAGTACGCGCGAGGATGAAGATGGCCGACTCAGCACCGGGAATTACGCCAAGCTCACTGCAAACGACCGCAGTGTAGAGCGCGGCATTCGGATGGACGTTTTTGCCAGCTTCTTTCATCCATCCATGAAGTTGCTCGACGCGAGCGTTGGCGTTTGGAAAGTCGGACTTGATCAGCTCACTAACACGGCTCCATGCCGGATCAATTTGATCCTTGAAGAACGAGTTTCCGAAACCGGGAATCTTCATTCCAGCTTCGATGGCCGACTTCAACGCTCGCTCATCAAATCGCTCGTAGACAAATCGAGCAGGTCCAATCGGGCCGTGAGCATCGCCCAAGGTTAGGATTGCCGAAGCAATTCCATTCGTAAGCTGCGCGCTTCCAAAAAAAGCGTTTACCGCAGCGCCGGAACTAGAGTTCTGATTGTTCCGAGCCGCCATGTCATGCGCGTCAAAGACAGCCTGAAGCAACTCCAGTTTTTTTGGAGTCGCCTCAGCCAACGCGAAATCAATGTTTAGGTTCAGAACCATTGAGAAAATCCACCGCCGTTCAATCCGACTCCGACCATTCGGATGGTTGCCACAGCGTCGCCCAAATACTGCATCGTCTGCTCCTGCACAGCTTGAACAGCTTTGGCTTCGTAGGCCACTGCTTCCTGAATCAAATCGTTCTCCTCCTTGCGAATCGCCATGACCATCAGCTTGA